CCGCCACTGCCACGGGATCGTGAGCTGGCGAAACGTCGCGAGGTGCTGCTCGATGTACGGCTCGCCGTTCAAGACGAGCGTGAAGAGCGTCAACATTGCCACAACGGCGAACGCCGCCCCTCCCAGTTGACCGCCTCGACGCCGCAGTGACCGACCGTCATCGGCAGCACGACGCACGACGCGAACTGCTTCGCGAACGACAGGTCGCAGAGTTCGGCCGTGCGTGACCACTCGGGGTAGAGGACGTGCCGCCGGTAGAGTTGAAAGAATCCGGCGAACATGGAGGCGTACGCCTTGTTCGGCTTGCCCTCCATGAGTCGCTCGGGCGTGTGGAAATCGACCCGCCTCGCGCCGTAGAGCGTCTCGGGATTCGTCGCGTCCTGCTCGATGATCTGGCGTGCGTTCGTCGGCACCATCACGTCGGCGTCGATGAGCAAGTACCACGCTTCCGGGTACGCGGCGTGCAGGTGCTCCTGGGCGAACCGGATCGCACCGGACTTGTTGAACGCTGCATCGTCGGCGTGCCACCCGTCATAGATCAGCGCCGTCGCCTCGGCTTTCTCAGCGACAGCGATGCTCGCGTCGTTCGTCGCCGTGACGACGCATACTCCCGACACCTGCCCCGCGAGGCAGTGCAGACAGTGCGGCAGGTAGTCCGCGTAGTTGACGCTCGTCGTGATCGCGTAGATGTCCATTACTCGCCCCGCTTCACGGCGATGACTTGCCACTCACGGTGCAGCACGTCGAGGTATTGACCGTAGAGCGCGAGGAACGCATCGATCGCAGGCTTCGGCGTCGGCAGGTGCTGCCGGTGCGGATGCGGGTCACGCCATTCGTAGTCGTCCCAGACGATGACAGAACCGACCTTGAGCAGCCGCCACGCGAGCACCGTGTCTTCTAGCACCGTGCGGCCCTCGTGCCCGCCGTCGATGTAGATGCCATCGAAGAGCCGATGCTCGGCGAGAGCGCGGGCGAGGAACACGTGCGAGCGTCCGCGAAACTTCTCGGCACGACCCGCGACGTTCGCGTCGAACCGCGCCTCGGGATTCTCAGCCGAGTACCCGTCGAAGGGGCCGCCCCACGTATCGACGCACGTGATCGTGTCGCCGGGCTTCAGCGCCTCATCGAGCATCCAACACGCCGAGCGGCCCTCGTGCGAGCCGATTTCCAGCCAGCGGCGCGGGTGCGGCAGGCGTGGCAACACGTGCTCACGCCATGCGTTCGTACGCATCGAGAACCAATCGTGCGTGAACTCATAGCTCATGTCACCACCCGCCCTAGGTGCTCGCGGATCAACTCGCATCGGATGTCGGGCGGATTGCCGCACGGGTGGTAGACGAGGTCGCCGTGCTGCCAGTGGTTCGTCTGTCCGAGATGAACAGAGTTGAAAGCCCGCTTCGGCGCGATCGTCATGCGATCCGCCAGCCGCTCGCGGTGCTTCATCAGCCACTGCTGGACGTTCCATTCCATCGATCGCCACTCGTTCTCTGCGGCGACGATCTCGTCGAGAAGTGAATGCGTGCCTTGAGTTGCACGCCACACGATCGACCCGCCGTTCACCAGGGCGTGCGCGCCGATACCCTCCTCGCAGATCGTCATGTGCGGCCCGAGATCGGGCACGTCCTCGATCCGGGTCGTCAGGTTCGTGATGACGCAGTCGGCATCGAGCGTCCACACGAGGTCGTGATGCTCGAGCAGTTGCCCGATCCGCCAGAAGTTCGACAACGCCTGCGAGTACGCCTCGCACCGCCACACCATCGTGTAGTCGTGCCGCACGCAGTACGCGAGACGGTTCGCCACCGTGAGTTCTGCCCACGGCGTTCCGACACCCGCGCTCGTGAAGATCGCGACGCTCATGTGATCCGCACCGTCGTGCGACCTTCTGTGCCCCACGATTTCTCGACGACGAGCCGTGCGACGTGCGTGTCGTCGCCCATCACGTCCTGAAGCGCGTCAAGGACCGCCTTGCCCAGGTTGTCCACGTCGGGTCGCGGCAACGCCGGTGCGGTTGGCTTCACGCCTGCTTTGTTCATGTGCGACTTGGGCCGGGCGAACACGGCGTCGATGACGACGCTCACGGGTTTCGCCTGCTCGCGGAGCCCGGCGACGCTTGCCGCTAATGCGATCGCCTGTCGGTAGGCGTGAACTGGATGGCTCTTCGGTACGTACGCGCGAGCGAACCCGCCCTGCGTTGACACTCGCGGGCGCGGTTGCGGCACCGGATCGCCGGGGATTGAGAGCGTGATGGTCACAGCAGATCGAGCCCGTGCTCCGCACACTGACTCCGCAGCCACTCGCGGAGCTCTTGGTACGCCACCTCGACATCGTGGCCGAGCTCGCCAGCCTTGATCTCGGTGGCGAGGTGGTCATCGAGCAGGATGACGATCGACTTCGCCCGCGAGCCCTCAACGCAGTCGCGGAACTCGCCCTCGTCCTCGGGCAGGCGGAATCTCAGCGTGGCGGTTGGCATCCCGGCATCGTGCATGGCGAGTCAAGTTCGCCGACAACGCTGCGAATCCAGTCGAGGTAGAGCACCACGCGGGTGTGCCCCGACTCCTCGCCGAGGACGTACCGCGTCTTCCCGCCGACCCTCGCGACGTAGGAGTTCACGCCGACGAGCCGCGTGCTGCCGTCGATCGCAGTTGCCCAGAGCGGGCCGCCTGAGTCGCCCGGCGCGATGCACGCAGGGAGCGGGCCAGCGTCGGGCGTCCTGCGAATCGGGCAGACGTACACGCCGTGCTCGATCGACCCGAGGACGCAAGTCCCCGCCCGCAGCCGCTGGTCGCCTCCCGTAAGCCCGCGAGTGAGCGTGCCCGTCATGCCATACCCCGCAGCGGCAGCGACGCTGCCGAGCCGCTCGGTGCCGTCAGCGAGCATCGGGTACACGTCTGCGTGCCTGTGCTGTCCGAGCCGCACCAAGGCGATGTCGTGCCAGCCGTGGACGCCTTCCCATTCGGGATGCCGCACGACACGGTCGCACGCGAGACGCTCGCCGCCGAGCACGACGGTCACCGCCGTCATCTCGTGCGGGACGTGTGCCGCCGTGAGCACCCAGTGCGGCGATATGAGCGTGCCAGAGCCCGCGAGCGGAACGCCTTCGGCGTTGTTTCCGGTGACCCGCACGACGTATCCCGCGAACGTCGCACCGTAGTCGAGGTATCGGCTGTCGCCTTTTGAGTCATCGATCGTGGCGGCGGATGCCGCGAGGGCCGACACGGCGATGAGCGTCGCCAAGAGTCGCATGCCCGATCATGGCACGCGAGGCTAGTGGCCTTGCAGTTAGCGTGATACACGGAAGCGGCGTGATACGCGGACAGTAGAAACACAAGTTCTATTTGTTCTTCCCGACCGCCTTCGTCCCCTTCATGCGGAGCCGAAGTTCTTTCCGCTGCCGATCCATCGACGCCCGCTTCGTGTCGAGTCTGGCGTATTCCTTCTTGTCGAACCACACCAGCACGCTTGCCATCCGAGCGTCCAGCCAAGCAATCCCACGATCCAACCGTGCCATCCGTTGCCGGTCTGATTTCCGAATCGAGGAGCCGCGACTCGAACGCGGGCCTTGAGCGTTCTCGCTCATGTTCTGCACCACCTAAACTACCCCTCGAAAAATAGAACCAGCGGATGAAGCGGACGGCAGAGCCGCCGCTTATCCTGTGCGTTCTGTGGCTACTTGCCGTCCGTTGGCGGTGCCGGAAACGGCATCCAGTGCGAAACCAACACCTCATAGTCTCCGCTGAACCACTTGCCGTCGCCGTCATACCACGCCCAGCCTGTGCCGATCCTGCTTGGGTGCCAGACAACAACATCATCTACTTGGTCAGGAAGCCGCTCCTCAACTGGAACCCAAGTGAGCATCGCCCGCAGCCGCTCGTAGTCCTGTCGCATGACGTACTGCTCGCCTTCATGGTTGAAGACAAACGTCGCGTATGGCTTGCTGTCTGCAATCGGATCGTTCATCGCTTCACCTCGTTTCTCTACGCTCACAGAACCAGCGGATGAAGCGGACGGCGAGGCCGCCGCTTATCCTGCGCGTTCTCACTTCAACCGATCCAACAACCGCCGCATGGTGTCCGCCGCCTCTTGGTCGGTAGCACCGCCGTAGACGATGTCTTCGCAGGCTGAGATGCCAGCCTTAATCGCCTCACGCTCCTCGTCTGTAAGCCGCAGACGCTCAATCTCATCCGCCGCCTCGTCCATCAAGTCGCTCGCGGGCGCAGCGTCCACCGCGTGCGTCCACCGGCGCAGGCGTGTCACGATGTCGGTCACGGTCACCTCGTCATCCACATCAGTCCCCAGTTCGCCATTCCGTAGCTCGCCCAAACGACGAACCCGGCAGGGCTGCCCTTCCACCACTGCTCGATCGCGACGCCCCAGTAGATCAGCGAGACGAGGAAGAGGAGCGGTGCGCTCATCCGAACACCCCGCCGTAGCAGATCGGCTGAACTTTCTGGGCGCGCCGCTCGTACCGAACCTCCTCGCTCCAGCCCTCGCGGATCGGCCTGGCCCGCTCTTCGGTCCAGGCGTCGAGACGAAGATCGACGACAGTCGAGTCGTCCTCGACCGCCTCGATCGCCTTACGCTCGCGGATCTCGCTCACGACACGGTTGCGGTTCGCGAGCCCGAAACGCTGTGCCGTGCGTGTCACGGTGTTCGGCGTGACGCGCAGCCGATCAGCGATGTCTTCGACACGAAGCGTCTCGTCGTGCCAGAGCCGAAAGAGCAGGGCAGCGTCGGTGATCCTGCGGTGTCCCATGTTGCACCTCCTCAGTCGTTCGAGAGCGGCATGATGACGCCGGTGTAGACGCCGCCGTTGCGGAGCACGCACGCGGACTGCGCGTCCACGAGCTCGACCGTGATGTGCGGCCCCTCGTCCGTCGCGATGCCACGGAGCCACTCGACGACGAACACGGGATCGAGCTTCACCTTGACCGGGTCGCCGCCGCTGACGACCTCGATCGTCACGTCACTCTGCCCGTACTCGCTCGACTGCCCGTGAAGCGTCACGCCGTCGGCCGAGAACGTGAAATCCACGCCCTTCGACTGCTCGCTGGTGACGATCGCCGCCGCCCTGGTCGCAGCGATGAGCTCGTCGCGATCGACCACCGTCTCGATCGCACCCTCGCGGTCCTTCGGCAGCACGTCACGCCAGCGGGGGAAACGCCCGGCGATCTGCCTGGCCGTCACGACGCACCCCGGCAGCGTGGCGACGAGCTCGTGCTCGCTCGCCTCGAGTTGCACCGCGTCGTCGCCTCGAGCCGCCACGCTCGCGAGCGATGCGAGCACCCGAGCCGGGACGAGCGCCGAACCGTCGTCCACCGCTTGGTCGTGCTCGACCGCCACGTGCGAGAGCCGACGCCCGTCGGTCGCCACGAACGAGCAGTCGCCGCCGAGCACCTCAATGAGCACCGCACCGAGTGCGTAGCGACTGCTGTCGTTATCCGTCGCGTAGACGCAGCCCTTCACGGCACGGGCGAATTGATCGCACGGGACTCGCACGAGCGTTCTGAGCGGCTCGTGCTGCCATGTCGGCCACTCGTCAGCGCTCTCGACCGGAAGCCGCCACGTGCCACGCCCGGCCGTCACGACGCACGACGTGCCGTCAGGCGTGATCGTCACCTCCTCGGCACGAGCCTCGGCGAGGATCGCACGCAGCCGGGCGAACGGCAGGAGTAGCGGCTCGCCGTGGTAGTCGATCTCGACAGCGATCTGGAGTTCGAGGTCAGTCGCCGTGAGTGTGCCATCGCCAATTCGGATGCACGCGAGCACTGGCTTCGCCGGTCGCGTCGGCACCGCTGCGGACACGTCCGCGAGCGCTGTCTTCAGCGTGGCGGCCGGTAGCGTGATGCCAGTACTCCTTCGCCGCTTCGTAGCCGTTGCCGTCGTCATGTCCTCTCCTCCTGAGTGACGCACCAACAAGGATCCCGAGGGCGAACGTCGCCGACTGGATCACGATCCCGATTGCGATGATTGCGAGCTCGCTCATGCCGCCCCGCCTTTCTGCTCGCCGAATGCCGCGCGACGCATGATCTCGGCGTCGAGTTCGGCCCGCTCCAGGTGCAGCGCCTGACGGGCGAGACGCTCGCGCATGTCCTTGACCTGCGACTTGAGCACCGTCATCGCCAGCGAAGCCTGCTCGAAGACGACCCGCGAGGCGTCATCCGTGTCGTCGTCCCACGAGCGACGAAAGCACGCCGAGTGAATCGCGTTGATTTCACGCCTCGTCATCGGATGCCTCCAGCGATTCGAGGGTCGGGATGATTGTGTTCGCGCGGTTGCTCTCGAACGTGATCCAGCCTTTCTTCCGCAGCGACAGGCAGTGCCCGTAGGCGGCGTTCGGGCTCGCAAAGCCGAACGCCTCGCAGATCTGCCTGAACCCGGCTCCGGTCCTCGTGCGGGCGTTGTGGTCCCGTATGAACTCAAACACCCGTGACTGGGTGTCGGTGAGCGGTGGCAGGTGCGTGTGCGTCATGGCGACTCCTCCGTAAGTGTGCCTGTGCGTGCAAGAGCGGCGGCGCAACCTCTCGAAAACTCTGGCTGCGGCTGAGGCTCGGACGGTCCTTCACCGTCCGTGGCGTCAGCCGCATTGGTTATTTCAGTGGTATTTACTGGAATACCACTGAATAAGACTGAATAGTGGTCACAAGGCGTGCGCGCTCCGGACACACTGTGTGCGCGCTCCGGACACACTGTGTGCGCGCTCTGGACACGAGGTGTGTCCACCCCGGACACACTGTGTGTGCGCGCCTGCGCACAAGGCGTGTCCGGGGTGGACACACTGTGTGTGCGCCCCACGACCGTGTATTTCGACCGACCGGAGCCTTCTCTTTTTGCCGAGATTGCCAGGATTTCCTCGCGGACCATCTGCTCGACGCCCCTGCGAATAGCCGTCGGGCTCACCTTCATCACCCGCGCGACGTGCCGCATGGAGAACCGGATCTCGCCGGTAGACCAATCGGCCCGCTCAAAGACGTAGTGAGCCACGAGACGCCCCTCGCTACCCAGGCGGGCCAGAGAGCCGTCCTCGATAAACGCCCGCACGCGGCGACGCAGTTCGCCCTTGCCTGACTTGGCTGGCGACTTGGATACCTTGCGCTTTGCCATGGTCAGAAGTTCCCTTCGGCGAACTCAGGGAACGGGACCGGCATCGTGTCCGTGAAAAGCTGGTACTTGCCCTCAAACCAAAGCTCGACATCGGCCATTTGGCCCTGGCGCAACTTCTTGCACTTCCACTCAATCTTGAGCTCACCGTCGGCCCCGGTCTCTCCGGACCTATGCCCGAAGAGGAAGTTGTCTACGTCAAAGTCAATCTGATTCGATCCCTTGCCGATGTTGCCGATCTCTGTGCTCGCGTCGCATCCCTTGGCTATGTTCGTGACCAGAAGCGTCGCGATGTTTCGCGAGGTCGTCAGCTCGCGAAGTTTCAGCAGGCACTCGTTGATCTCGCCCGTCTTGTCCTGAAAAGCCCGTGTTGACCTGACCAGCTGGAGGTAGTCCACGATCAGCAGCTTGGCACCGTCCTTGACGACGGCCCGCTCGATCTTGTCCACGACAAGCGGTGCCTCGACGAGCTTTAGACGGGTTCCGATAGTCCTTCCGAGAGCGTCAGCGACTTCTCGCGACGGATCGACCTTGTGGATCACGTCTTGCAGCGTGAGCAGGTTTGATTGCCCGCCGAAGTTCGTGATCGCCCTGGCAGCGAGCGCTGCACGTGTCATCTCGCCGAGACACCACGTGGCGACCATCTCACGGTCGGACACGAGGCACGAGATAGCCAACTGAAGCGCGAGCGCTGACTTTCCCACGCCCGGTGCCGCCGCTATCGCCGTCATCTGTCCCAGTGGCAGACCGCCGTCGAAGAGTTTGTCGAGAGACGGCAGGCCGGTCTTGATCGCTGGCGTTTCTTCCTGCATCCGCCACGCATCGATCGCGTCGAGCAGCGTCGGCGTCGCCGTCTCGTCAGCGGCGTCAGGAACCGGGACCGCCTCGTCGGCAGGGCCGAGCGCCGGAAGCCGCGTCCTCTTCCAGGCGTTCGCGATCTGCCTCGGGCAGTCGTCGAGGTCGTCCTGGCGAAGACCGACGACACGCATCCGCTGCATGATCAGCGACGTGGCCTCCGACACACCCCACCCACGGGCCGCCATGTCGCACGCGACCGTGAACATCGTCTGTCGTCGGCCCGCCGTGAGCGTGTACCCCTCTTCCAGAAAACGCCGCGTCAGATCGCTCATGCTCTTTTGCTTGACGACGACCGACTGCACCGCCTGTCGTGAGAACGCGGAGATCGGGTAGACCCGAGTCGGGTCGCAATCGTCGAGACGTGCCAGCGGACGCTGCTCGTGCTTCCAGTTGATGAAGCCCGGAAGCCGCATGATTCGCGGCCAGTCGCAGATCGACTGGTCGGACCCGAGGGCTGCTGCCATGGCCTTCATCCGAAGATGCCAGAGCTCGGCGTCGTCGATTTGCTCTTCCAGCCGCCACCACGTGTGTACGCCGCCTCCGCTCTCGACGATCGCCGTCGGCATCGGGTAGCCAGCGGCCTTGATGTGAGACAGCGCGTCCTCGACGCTCGCGCCGCCGTCAAAGTCCGCGAACAAGCACCGCGCCAGAAGCACGCCCTCTGCCTGACTAACGCCCTTATCTCGCCTCGGGTTTGCCCCGAAGTAGGCGTGGACTCGCTGGTTCTCGTCTTTGTTGATTCGCTCCAGCCACTCCACTATGTCGGGAAGCTCGGCCATCGTCGCCCAACGGCGACCCGCCGACGGCGGGAGCGGGCGGAACTCGATGACATCCTCGGTCTCGAAGATGCAGCCGAGGAAATCGATGCATTGGTCGAGAGCGTCCATGGCTTACCTCATGTGTGGATGAATAATCTTGTGGCATGGAACGCATACGGCACGAAGAGTCCATAGAGGCTCAAGCCCGAACGTGTCCGGGTACTCCAGGTGGTGAACCTGCTCGGCCGCAGCCTGACCGCAAGACTCACACACGCCGCCGCATCGACGCATCACGAGCTCACGCTTGAGTTGCCAGACGGCAGACTGCAAGTAGCGGTGGTACATCTGCCACCATGACTCAGGACGCTCTTCCGGCGAAAGACGCCGCGCGTCCACTGTCTGCTCTTTCCATTCCTTGCATGCGGATTCGTACTGCTCTCGGACGAGCGACTCCAAACAATCGTCCCACTGCTCCGTCACTCCCTTCACTGGGATAAGCGAACCCACTCCCTGGCCGCACTTCTTGCACTGCATCTTCGCCCGCACGCCAGCCGGATATGTCTTTAGTCGAGGAACAAGATCGTGAACGCACGTGCGCGACCAATGAGTAGTCCACGGTGCGGACTGATAGTCAGGACGATGAGGCTTTTCCGGTGTCGCAAAAGCCATCATCGAAGAGATGTGAACGAATCCGGTTCGTTGCACGAACACGAAAGCCTCCTTGCGTCGCTAGATTGCACGGTCCGCTACTCAACGGTGCGTGCCATCGCACAACTCCTTCATCCTGCGAATCGTGCCGCACCTCGCCGACCATCCCGTGAGCCACGACGCGTCCTCGCGTCCGCTCAATTCGCTGCCCCACAGCCACCCGGCGAGCAGCACGACCTTCGGAACTTGGTATGAGTCCATGTGCCGCTTCGTGAGGCACTGCACATACGCCACGTCGCCGAGCGTTTTCGACCGGCACTGGGTCAGGTGGTAACGCAGGGCCGCGCCGACACTCACGAATCCGTTGCACTCGGTGCCCTTTACATCGACGCGAGTCCCGTCGCCGAGCACGCAATCGACGCCGCCGTCTCCGGTCCACTTGTTGGCGTTCTTGAGCGACCGCTGCCTCATCCACTCGCTCACGCCTCCGCTCCCGAGTTGCTCGGCCCACTTGAAGAACGCGGCCTCGCATCCGAAGCCGACGACGTTGTTCTCGCCGAGCTCGTCCTTCCTCACGGTGCGATCGCCGTGGATGTCCGACCACCCGCCGATCATCGCCTGCTGTGCGTACGGCAGGATGTCAGCGCGTTCGTAGTCGGTCAGCACAACCGTCTCGACGCCGTGATCATGCGAGAACAGCAGCGCCGCTTCGTCGTTGCTCATGCGAAAAGACTCAACGTCCATGTCGTTCGTCTTTGTTTGGTCCATCGCGCGCGTGTCATCGCACGTCAGGCAAGATCGCCTGCGGATGGCTGGTCTTCCTCGCGGAGCCTAGGCATCGGGCACGCCAAGAAAATCACAGTCATCATGTAGGCAAGCTTGCACGCAGCATGCGCCGCCTGCCGCTCGTCTCGGGCTTTTACCGCGTTGATCCACCTAGCGGCCCATGCTGCTGCGTTGCAGACCATTAGGGATGGAACAAGTCCGCACCCTGTTTCTGGAGGCACATTCGCCCAGCCGCTCGGCTGAACCCAGTCTTTGCCGGTGACGAACGTCACTAGAAATCGATCAAAGAGAGCGAGAGCAGGCCATCCAGCCTCCCTGTACCCGCTCTGCGATAGCATCTTCCTGCACGACTCCTTGGTCAGCATCGGCGACGCCTCGCTCGTCTCGTCCAAGACGAACGCAGCTTCCGTATGCTTGATGTCGTCGAAGTACTTGGATTCGAGATCTTCAAACCACGACGACGGCTGAATCTCTATGTCAGTGACGTGAGAGGACAGCGATGCCTCGCTGTCCTCGTATCGCGCGACAAGAAGCGAAAGTACTCGTGAAGCGAAGTCGTTCATTACAGTGTTTAGCCAACCTCCTTGTTTCGGCCCCGTGACGTGGGGCATCCGGTCGAGTCACGCGAGGAAGCGTCACGCCTCGACTGCGGTGGTTACTCGCGACTCGCCGCGACGCGACCCATGCGGCCGGTATGGAGCAGCCGCTGCGGCCAGGGCGGGCCGGTGCGATCAACCGTCGCTCATCTCCGTTGGTTTGCCGTTCCTGTGGTCCGTCCTCGGCTTCTGTGGCGGCTCGTGCACGTGCAGCCGCTCAAGAGCCTTCGCAAGATCGTCCTCGGCCCACTGCCGCCGCCGGTTCGCGTTGGCAACGCCGTTGCCCAGGTCTCGCACGTACGCTGCCATCCGCTCGCAGCCGTGGTACTCGAGCTCTGCGACGACGACATCGAGCGTGATCGTCAGCGGTTCATCACGACGCCGGGGCATCTGCCACCTCCTCGCTCACCGCGAACCGCAGCCGCCTCGCCTGCTTGTTGCACGCCAGCGCGATCGCCTCGATCCGGTCGGCGAGCGACGCGAGCGCTGCAGCCTCGGTCTCGTGCCACGTCTCGTCGCGACGCCACCTCGTTTGACCCTGCTCGACCCACTCGCCGCACTCGGTGACGGTGCCGTACCAGGACAGCGTCGAGTGACCCGTCTTCGCGTTGACGCTCGTTCCGAGCTCGGCGCGGTAGAGCCTCTGACCTTCCATGACGTGCTCCTTTCAGAACGGGACGACATCGTCGTCCAGGCTCGCCGTGACCCTCGCCGCCTGCGTCCTCGGCTTCGCCGTCGCCTTCGGCAGGGCGTCGCCGGTCCGCTCGATGTACCGCTTCACGGTCGCCGAGAGCTTCCCGGCCTTCGACGTGTAGTGGCTGAGCTCCACCTCGATCGTCTGACCGATCACGTCGTCGGGCGTCAGCGACAGCGTCTCGCCGTGCGGGATGATGCCGATCGCCGCAGCGAGCTGCTTCGCCCGCCACGCGAGCGACCGCGACTGCGGCAGGTCGTCGAAGACGAACTTGAACCGCCCTTCGAGGTCGCTGAGCCGAAGCTTGAGGCAGAATCCCTCCGGGTTGTCGTCGCTCCGCTTGTACTCGTTCGGTCCTTCCTCGGCGTGCTTCACGATCATCGTGTGCTTGCCGACCGGCATGATCTGCCGCTCGGTCGTCGCCACTGCGGGCGGCGCGTCGAACTGCTCTCCGATGTCCCACTGCATGGGTTCTGTCTCCTGGGTTCCGTCCTCACTCAGCGGCAGCACCGACTGCCGTCTGTCCGTCCACGCGAGCGGTGATCGCATCGGTCAGCGACTCCCACTCGGCACTCGTCAACTTGCCCTCGGCGAGAAGGGCATCGATCCGCTTCGTCGTCGCCTTCAGTCGCTCTGGCTCGGCCGTCGCCACGAACTCGCGGATCTGTGCGACGAGCGGATTCGGTGCAGGCGTGCCGCCAGCGAGCCACTCGGCGAACGCCTTGCCCGTGTCCACGCTGATCGGCTTCGGATCGCCGCCGAAGATGCCCGTCCTGTCCTTCGACGCCACCGCGAAGTGACCGTCGTGAACGAGGTCGAGCACGGTCGTGAACTCGTACTCAGCCCCGTCGCGAGACTCCAACTTCATGCCGAGCTTCACCACCTTCTTGCGGCCGTGGTCGTCCACCTGGGCCGTCTCGGTCTTCGAGCGGCCCGTCGCGATGATGTGGGCGGAACTCCGCAGCATCCGGTCGATGAACGCCCGGTGACGCGGCGTGAGCTCGCTCCACGCACTCCACGTGTTGCCCTTGAACTTTGCCCGTGCGATCTCGTCCACGAGCTCTAGGCACCCGCCCTTGCCGTTCCACTCGTGGCTGATCGAGTCGATCACGATGCAGTCGGCACCGGCCGCCTCGGCCGCGTCGATCGCCTCGATGTACGCCTCGGGCGTGAAGGGCGGCACGAGGTCGATCACATCGAAGTCGTGCAGCCTGTCATAGAGATCGCTCGAACCCTGCTCGGTGTCGATGACGATCGTTCTCTGAGAGCCCAGCCCCTTCGCGACGAGCAGTGCCCCGTAGGTCTTGCCGCTGCCGCTCGGGCCGGTGAGCAGGAGCCGCAGCTTCGTGGCGCTGCGGCGAGCCTTTCTGATCTGAACCATCACGTGTCCTCGCTTTCGTGCGTTGTCGATCCGTTGTCAAAACCCGCCGCGTCCCCGTCCTGCGTCAGCGGCGTCGTGCGTCCCTGCGTCCCCGGTTCCACCGGGTCTCCTGGTGTGCTGGTCTTGCGTCCATCCCTCCGGTAGGGCAGCGAATCTAGGGGGGGGGGGCCGCGCCAATACCCAGTGCATTTCCCCCACGATTTTCAAAAAGTCGCGATCGCGTCGCCATCGACCTCGTGGTGCCTGCGACCTCCACCGGGCAGGTGCTCGACAACGTGGTAGCGGTTGGCGTCGAGCGCCTCGATGACCACGCAGCGGCGGTGACCGTCCTCGAAGGCGACGTTGACGCTGTCGCCGACCGCGTAGGTCGAGACGAGGCGACCGTTGACCCAGCGGCCATCGCCTTGTGCGGGCGAGCCGTAGAGCTCGGCCATCGCGAAGCCTGCGGCGTGGGCCTCGGCGTCACCGGGGTGGCGGTCGATTGACGAGATCGCGTTCATGCGGGAAGCTCCTTTGCGGGTGGGGCGATGGTATACGGATGTTCACTGGGGTCAAGCGGCTTCCACCAAATCGAATTTGGATTGCCTTCGTCGGCAGGAAGATACGCTCGTCGGTAGATTGCGTCAACCGGCAAGTCCTGCCGCAAGAATGCGGAGCAGGACGATGGCGAGCTCGATCCAGAGAATCGGGTTCATGGTGGGCCTCCTTGCCCTGGTAGGTGTCGTCCCTGACCGGCGACGTGCCGATCAGCCGTCGATTCCGGCGTTGATGTTGCGACCGGCGGCGTTGAGCACATACCACTCGCCGTCGTGGTTCGCCTCGGCGTAGGCGTTCGCGTCTGCGTCGTCAGCGGCGGTGAACGTCTCGACGACATCGAACTCGCCGGTCGCCTCGATCATGTAGGCGATGCTGTACTCGGCAGGCTCGTCGTCGCGATGCCCTGTGCCGACGACTCGATCAAGCTCCTCATTGCGCGTCAGCTTGTGGGCGATCAGTTTCTCGCCGGGGCCGACGATGCAGTCGGCCGGATCGCCGTGCTCGGTGTCGAGAGTCCATGTGTCCGCCCAGCCACGCAGTCCATCGGCATCGATCGTGTTAGTCGCGTCCGTCGGGTCATGGTACGCCACGATATAGCCGTCCTCATCTACGTGGCAGACCTGCGAGTACAGTCGCAGCGTGCCGTCCTCGCGTCGCGTGATGTAGTCGTAGGCGTATCCGTCGCCAGCTTTGTCTCCAGAAATTCGCGCCATCGTCCTGTCCTCCGGGTTGTGCCCCTCGCGGGGCGGGGTGTCGAGTCTATCGTGCCCGTCGGCCCGATTGCCGACGGGCGGGGTGGTTGGTCAGGCCGTCACGCGGAGAGCGTCATACACTTCCGAAACGAGCGACTCGTATCGGCCAGCCCCGAGCACGGCATCGAAAGCGAACTGCAACGCCATGCCAGAGGCGACCTTGTCAAGAATCATCCGGCTGATGGCAGCGTTCTTGTCTGCGGCCGACACCGTCGGCTTCATCGTGGCAACCACCCAAGACCCGCAGCAGTTCGACACCTCAAAGCCTGCGTACGTGCCATCGTCATAAGCCTTGCACCAGTTGCCGCTCGACGCCACAAAGTTGATGCCTCGAATGCCCATGTTGTTTCCGTTGTCGCGGCATTCAGAGGTCGTCGTGAACTGGGCGTCCCTGTTGTTTTCGATCGAGTCAGTCATCCCGTCAAAGCAAGAGTCGCACCGGACCAGCAGCGTCCCCGCAGCCTTAGCCTTGCGGATAAAAGCCTTCACGGTCGCGATGGTGATTTTCTTGGTCTTAGTGGCGGCGGCAATCATCGTTCGGCTCCCGGTTCGCGTGGTGTCAGGTCTCATCTGCCCGACGCCCGTATTGTACCGACATCGGTAGGTTGTGCAAGTGGGCATGAGAAATTTTTTTCGACCTGCGTTTCGCCGGGGAAAACTAGGTATCCGGCGAGAACCCGCCTGGGGCCGGGCCACGCTGGATGCCCGCGTCACGGGCTTTCTGGCGAGCCTTGGCGAGCCGCTTCACCTCGTCGAGGTCGAGGACGAGCGCCCGACCGGTGAGCTTGCGGCTCCAGAGCGACGGGTCGCCGCCGCCCTTCGGCTTGCGGCAGAGCTGCCGAACCCTGCCCATCGTGCAGTCGAGGATCTCGGCTGCCTCCCGGCAGGTGCAAAGCGTTCGCGACGGTTCCTTCAGCGCCATCAGCATGACCCCATACTACCGACGTGGCAAATGCGGTCAAATCGCCGCCGCGTCGCCTTGCCCGACCGGCTCAGCCACACCTAAAGTTTCGAGTCCTCAGGCGATCTTTCCAGCGGAGGGCACTCCCCTCGCTGTATGCAGGGGACGGGTGTACAGTAGTCCCATCTAATCGAGGAAGCCATGACACTCCGCGACCTGCTCAAGATCTACGCCGTGAGGCACGCGCTCAAGGATCGCACCGTCAAACTGTTCGCCACGTCGCTCGATCGGTTTGAGGAATGGCTCGGGCGTCCATCAACGCTCGACGACCTCGACGACACGGCAATCGCTCAGTTCTCGCGGTGGCGAGCAGAGACGCCGCACTGGCGTGGCAAGCCGCCACGACCGGCCACGGTGAAGAAAGACCTCACGAGCGTCGTCACGCTCTGGGCTCACGCTGCAAAAAAACGGATGACCCGCAGCGATGGCACGCTGATCGAGCACCCAGACCTCCCGCGAGGGTTGGTCAAGGTGTCCATCCGCCCTCCTCGCGGATACTCGCTCGACGAGATCGACGCGATGCTCAAGGCGGCGCTGTCCTACCGTGGCAGCGTCGGCCCGGTCCCGGCATGGTGGCTCTTTCGGTCGCTCCTAATGTGCGCGTGGCAGACCGGCGAGCGGATCGGCGGGCTCATGTCGGTGCGATGGCGTGATGTAGATCTTGAGACCCGCCGCGTCTTGTTCGACGGCGCGGGGAGGAAGGGCGGCGTGAAGACGATCATCCGCAGCATCACGCCCGAGCTCGCTCGGTTGCTCGCCAAGCACCGCCGCAACGACGACGACCTCGTGTGGCCGTGGGTCGAGCACCGCGAGTTTGAGTCCCTGTGGGGATCGCTCAAGCAGATCTGCCGCCGTGCTGGCGTTCCCTGCCGTGGCTTCCATTCGATCCGCAAGACATCCGGTTCGTTCGTCGCCGCCGGGGGCGGGGATGCTACCGAATTCCTGTCGCACTCGGACAGCAAGACGACCAGGACGCACTACCTCATCGACGAAATCGTGCGCCGCGACGACCCGCTCGACCTCCTCCCCAAGCTCCCCAGCGAGCGACGTGCGGCCCGCCCAGCCCCGCCACCGGCCCCGAAGCCGCCCACGCCTGCACGGGCGTCCAGCGGCCCCGTAGAAGCCGGTGCGGTGGTCGGGCGGTCGATGGCCGCCCGAGGGCTCGCCTGCCCGCCACGGGCTCAGCACGACGCCCTGGCAGCGGCTGCGGGCATCGAGCCCGAGGACGTGGCGGCGTTTAGCCGGGGGCTCCTCGACGGGTGGATCGCCGGGCAGGGGGATGCGGCGTAGGTCACCGCTTCCTCCGCTTCGCCGCCTTCTTCCTTGGGCGAGCCGCTCGCGGTCTGCCCTCGGTCTCGCTCCGCACGTAGGCGGCGGCGCTCGCCCGGCTCACGATGTAGTTCCGCCCGACCTGGAGCCCGACGACGCGACCGTTTTGCACGAGCGTCCGCATCCAGCGGTCGGTCACGTCAGCGAGGCGGGCGGCTTCGGGAAGTGGGATCCAATCAGTCGGCTCGTGCTTCGTCATGCCACGCCCTGCGTGTTGTGCTGAATCCACTTAGCCGCCTGCATGCCGATGTGCTCGGTGTAGGCGGGCGGAAATCCTTCCTTCAGTTCTTCCCACGATAGGCTCCGCGAAACGCCCATGGCCTCGCGACCCTCTTCGACCGTGCGTGCAGTTGATCCGCCGATGACCAGCTTGCCGGTCCTCTTGCAGACGCCCTTACAGGTGTCTCCCATGATGTGATAGACGCCGACCGGCTTCCCTTGCTCGGCGTGCCGACACCCCGAGCCGACCAGCGGAAACGACGCCAGGAACAGGCGATGCCTGCGAACCTTGAGCCCGTAAGCAGAGCCGCACTCGATCACTGCGTCGGCCATGCCCGGCGACCCAGGTACGTTTTCCACGACCCACGGCACATCGTATTTCCGCAAGAGCCGCAGCGTTGGAGTGAGCAGATCGCCATGCTTGCTGTTGCCGCCTTGGGCATCGCGTAGATGCTTCGCCCTTGTATGTGCTTGGCACGGCGGGCTCGCATGAACCAGATCAAACGACTCCACGAACTCACGGTCGCGCAGAATCGAAAGGGCACTCGCCCACTTGAACGCATAGGGGTAGCCGGGGCGAATCACGATATCTACCCCTGTTGGCTCAAATCCAGCAGCGGCATAGCCGTCTGCCGCCATCCCAGCCCCGCAGAACAAATCGAGAACCCTCAGAGAATCTCGCCTTCGTCGCTGCACTGCACTCCCGCCTTTCGTGCGAGCTCGATCGCGTCGTCATCGGTGACGTGAAAGCGACGCTTCGAGCCACGCTGGCCGTAGGCGTCCGAGACGATGTAGTGCTTGCCGCTTTGATACTGGATGCACCAAGCCTGCTCGACGCCAACAGTCGCGGCGAGGTGCTTGGCGTTGGTCAGGTTGTCGCTGGTCGTGGTCATCGCTGCTTCCCTTTCGTTCGCGGTGTCGTGTCCTGTCATGCCCTAGTATACCGTCATCGGAATACTAGGCAAGGGGGCTTGAAAAGATTTTTTCGGGAGGCGACTTTCCTCGGGGAAAACGGGGCTTTCGCCTGGCAGACCGGGGGCGGCGCGAGCGGGAGGATGCGCTCGCGCCGCCGCACCCGGCCGCCATGGGTCAGTCGTGCGGGTGACGCCACCAATCGTCTGAGGCGTCCTCTGAGAGCCGATCGACGATCTGCTGCAAAGACGCCACGATCGACGTGAAATTTCTATTGCAGTGGTCCGCGTTCTGGTTCGCCGACTCCACGAGCGTCTTCATCGACTCGGCCATCGTGCGCTGATTCACCGCCATGATCGAGACGACCGACTCTAGCTGCTCGATGCGTCTTCGCAGGTCGCCGAACATCAAGCGTCCTCGCTCTGGAGCACGGCGATGATCGCGAGGAGGCGAGCCCGCTCCGCGAGCAGCCGGATCACGTCGCCCGCGAGCGTGCCGCTCGTGCCGGTGTAGGCACCGCTGAACCGACGGGCACGGTGCTCGATCTGCGCGAGGTCGTCCTCGGTGAGCGGCGGGTGCTCAGGACGTGGCATTGCGATCCTCTCGGTGTAGGAGCAGGGCGAGCAGTGCGTAGGACGCGAGGTCGAAGAGGTTGTCCTCCAAGCTCTCGTTCTCCAGCCGCCCGGTGGCGTTGTACGCGGCCAGCCTCGTCACCTTGTCGGAGAGCCTGACCATCGCACCCTTCCACGACGGGATGCCTACAAACTTCGCCCCGTTGCGAATGTTCGCGAGCGGGTCTTCGCCACTCGGGCACCCGTAGTCCCTGCTCTTCCGACGGTGCATCTCCTTCATCTGATCGCACAAGTCGAAGAACGCCTGACTCGTCGGATGCGTCTCCCGTGCGACCCGCGCGGGCCTTGCCTCCTCGACGAGCCGGGCAAAGCCTTTGACCGCCTCGACCCGCGTCGCGTAGTCGGGCGGCGTCCACTCCGCGTAGACCTCCGATGATTCTTCGGTGGTTGCCGCGTCGCTCAGCGCTCTCGTCGCCGCCTCCAATGCAGGCGGGCATCCCTCCAGGCTCGCCGCCATCGGTGATCGTCCAGCGAGGCGGGACTCGACGGCGTTGCGGAGGGCGGCGTTGGCGGATTCGAGCGTTGCTTCGGTCACGTCTTTCCTCTCAGGTCTCTGTCGCAGAACACGGGATAGGCTCGCGTCACCTCGCGTCGATGATGATCGACAACGAACGCCGCTTGGCATGGCGGCTCGTAGGAAGCCTTGATTCGCACAGAGTAGGCGCTCGGTCCAATCACGCTTCCGTTCGTGACGTACCGGCCCGAGCGTGACCACGAGAACTGGTGCCAGTGCCCGAGGCACGTTAGGTCCGCGCGTCGCGTCGAGTCCCACGCGGCGATCGCCTTGTTCAGCGGGACGTGAATGCCCCCGATGCCGCCCTGGTATCGCACCGCGTGGCCGTGCATGAACCGGATCGTGAACCCGTCGAGATCGACGTAGTTGAGATGCCCTTCGCCCACTCGCCACGCGACGTTCTTCCGCGACTCCGCAGCCGCCATCGTCACGTAGAGATGGTGTTCGTAGGACGTATCCGCTTCGTTCGTGCGAAGTTTCTCGGTCGTCCTCCCGTGATTCCCGCACGACGTGACGACAAGCACCTCGCTGGCCGTGTCGCTCACGGCGTCGATGAATCCACGCAGCCGCTCGCCGATCCACCGGAGAGCCGCGAGCGGGTGCAGAGAGTTCTCCTCCGCGAGCTCGGGATGGATCATCCCTGAGATAAGGTCGCCTCCCAGCCAGACGACGACGCGGTCGATCTTGCACAGTTGCCGCTCGTGTTCGAGGAGCGCGAAGAATCGCTCCGAGAGTTCGGAGAGCCGGGCGTCACACACGTCAAGGTCGAAGGCGTTGAGCCCGTTGACCTGCTCGCTCCGCACGGTCTCTTCGCAGTGGATGTCAGAGAGCAGCACGACCATCGTCGCAGGGTGCCGCTTGCCCTTTACGCTTTTGGTTAGCGGGCGCTTTGCCTCGATTCCTTTGAGCTGGACGAACGCGTCAGCACGCTCCCGCTCGCGGTCGATCTGGGCGAGTGCGGATCGGTAGCGGCCCTTCAGCGCCGCCACCTCAGCACGCAGCCGTGCGACCTCGGCGTCAGCGGCGAGTTGCTCGGCCGTGGCGGCGGCAGCGATGACAGCGTCGGTTAGCGACGCCTGTTTGCGGTTAGCCAATGCTCGACTCCCTGTACGCCGCTCACTGGCAGCCCGCGATCCTTGAGGGACTGAATGATCGACCGCGCGAGAGCGCGTTTTTGCAGTCCGAGTTCGCCGCTCACCCACCGCTCGCGAAGCGCTTCCAGCTCCGCGAGTACGTCGGAGGGAAGGTCGCAGTGCCACGCGTTGAAACCGGGCTTGTAGTTCTGCACGCGAGAGACGATCTCGTCGGCAATCGACGCAGGCTTCCCCTTACTCGCCACGCGGCACCTCCCGGTAACGCAGGATCTGCCAGAGGACACGACGCTGCACGCGGGCCAACTCGGTCACCGTCTCCTCAGAGATCGTGGAGCCGAGCACCGCGTGGGCGATCTCGTGGAGGACTGTTTCGAGACGCTGCCCGCCGGTCAATCGCTCATCGACGAGCATCTTCGGCGGCTTTTCGTCGTAGCATGTCCACCCGTCGGCACGACCTTTCAGCCGAGAGAAGCGGAGTAGCCACTTCTCGCCCGCGATCGTGATCGTGTGATCATCCGCCACGGCACCCGTCCTCCTGCGTTCATGGTGGATAGGTTGTCAATTCGCAGCGGCACGGCGGGCGTTGCGGATTGCTCGTTTGACGAGCAGGCGACCGGCGACATCGAGGAAGGGGAGTCCGCGTTTCTCGGCTTCCTCGCGGAGCCAGCCGACGATGGTGTCGAGGTTCGACTCGCACCATTCCGAGCCTTGGCGGTCCATCTCCGCAGCGCGAGCGTTGCATGAGCAGTTCGGCGTGGCGGTGATGCCGACCGTGGCGAGAAGTTTTTTCAGTTCAGTGCCGGGGCCGACCTGCGGCCGCTTCGCCAATTCGGCTACGTGAGGAGCATACTTGGCGACAAGTTGATAAAACTTTGCGTCGTGAATAACAACGTGCCACGGCTGGCCGTTTTCATCATTTATTACTTGTCCGCTTTGTAACACATCCTCCACATATCCTTCCGGGCGTTCGTTGGCAACTTCAAGAATCGAAGAAACTAAAAGCAACTTCATGGCGCACACACTAAGGACACTGTAGGAGATTGATGCGTCCACAGATCACAAGCGAAACTCCAGCCAGAAAAGTTTGGGCAGTTGTTTGGCTGGGCCGGGGAGATGACGTAGCTGCACGGACTTGGCTCAGAAATGCCTTGGATCATCGGTCCGTTTGCTGCTCTTTCAATGTTGCTGCCGTTCACGAATTGCACCACCGTAGTTCCTCTGTCTGAAGAACTCGGGGAGCGAGCTATTTCAAACCTAGTGACCTCACAGCCAGCCGGTAATTGCCAAACCGGCGGCCCTCCAGATAGGCAATGAACGTATGGACCAGTACGATAACCTATGTCTCTGCATAAGTCGGCCTCTGCTGCCTCGCCGCTTAGGCTCAGCCCATGCACAATAGCCTTGAATGGCTCGCAAGTTGTGGAAGGGAGGTTTATCGTAATGACAGCCGTGTCGATAACTTGCTGTAACTGCTGATCGCACCCTTCTTGGCACTTCGATGCGTTATTGAAAGCCGAGGCTATTGTCGCCCCAGTGCTTCGGACTGAACCAGCAAGGGCAAGCACGTACCTTGTCTTTGGCTGTCCAAGCGGAAGAGGACACGGGCTGCCGTCATCAATGCCCACGGTATACATATTGCATACGGTTTGCCCGATTTCCTCTCCAAAGCACAGGATTAGGTTGATTGGCGCGCCTTGAAAGTATCCGCCAGAAGTTATTTGCTCGTAGTTGGGGCAAGTCCTGTCGTTCAAGAATGACGCGACGGACACGCCCCGAGATGACGCAGTGGTCATACATGGCGCGACCCACATGCCTCGCGACTGTCTTATAGACGCGGTGCTGTTGGCAAGATTCCGGTAGCGAAGGTTAGCGATCACAGATATCCCGTCATCAGCAAAGCGATTTTGCTGTCCGAACTCAAAAAAGAACTGCGATGCTTGACTGGGCTGGAACGGAACAACCGTTGTTTGTCCTGCGTACGTAATGTTGATATTGCACCCGGCTCCGGGGCAGTCGCAACTGGCGGGAAGGCAACACGGGCAACTCATCACGTCACCTTGAATTGAACGAAGGAAGCGGTGTAGGTCGATGACACGAACACGGCCGTTGCCGTCGATTGCAGCACGATAAGGCTGACGGTCGCTTGTGTCCTTGACACCGTGATCGAGCAGTTCGACGTGTTGAGCGTAGCCGCAATCAGTACATTCGCGACGGCGGTCTGGTTCGCCGTTGAGACCACGCGAACGCCAGTAGCGGTTTGCGAAATAAACACCGCCGTCGCCGTCTCGAACGGCACGTCGATCAGATGCCACGCAGTGCCGTCCTTCGCGACGGCACAGTCCGTCTCGCCTGCCGGTGCGGGCATCGGAAAGAACAGATTGACCACGCTCGCGGTATTCGGCGTCGCAGTCTGGTACTTGAACGTGACGGTCTTCGTCGAATTGATCGCCCACGCGCCGCTGAACGTCGCGATGCGGAACGTCTTCCGCTGCTGCGTCGGCGGGACCGTGTCAAACCGTAACGGGCTCTCGGTGCGATCGCCGATCTCGACGCGACGCACGGCGTTCGCGATCCGCTCGGCAGACGAGCGATCGAAGATCACCGGGTCGGCCACGACTCAGTCCTCCAGTACCTGGAGCATGAGGCGACCGGCGGACGCTGCCTTCGCGGCGTAGTTGCCGGGAGCGAGCCGGAAGAGTGCGGCATCGCCGGGACGCAGCCGCACCGTCTCGTGGAGCGTCGTGCCGTCGAGGCGGCCGAACGACACGGTGGCGGTCTGGTTCGTGCTCGTCACGAGCGAGCGGGCGAAGCACAGCCCGAGCGTCGAGGCGGCACTCGTCACGAACTGGCTCGTCGCCGTCGTGAGATCGAGCGTCGCCGCGAGCACGCCGGTCGTGCTCATGTCGGTCGTGATGCCATTGGCGAAGAACTGCTGTACGAGAGCGCCACGCGAGGCGCTCACCTGCACGTTGTACGTTATGTCTGGCATGAGAAGTCTCCTACGCTGGCGGGCTGCCGAAGTACGAATTGAAATCCACCTCGCGATGGACGCGACGCGTGAGGATCGCGGGAGCACCGAGCGTCTGCCCTCCGCTGCCGTCGAGTCCGACCGGGCCGGGCGAGGCGACCCACTCGGCGTTCTGGAAGTCGAACACCATCGCGCGGCGCTTCTCGCTGCCGCTCAGGAAATTGAATCCCACGTCGGGCAGTTGCAGCGGCCACCCCGTCTGGCGAAACAGGAGCTCGACCTTCACCGCCCAGAAGCGATGCAGCGTGCCGCCGTACTCTTCAAACTTGAGCTCGCCCGAGATGCCCTGGCACTTCCAGCAATGCGTGGCTCCGCCGATCCAACTCGTCGAGTTGATCGTGTTCGTGAGCCCGATCGCGAGCGATGAAGGGAACGTCGCGAGGTTTTGCGAGATGACGACCTTGCACTGAGCTTCGTCGGTTGTGAGCCCCTCGAAGTAGTCGTACGCGGAGTTGGTCAGCGGACGCTGGTCGCCGTTTCCGCTGCCGTGGTAGTAGAAGAGCGCGGGCACCGTGGCACCCTGCGTGGTGAACGTCCACAACGCCGGTCGGCTCGTCGGTGCCGCGAGTTGATCGAGCCCGCCGCTTGGGAAGCCGTACTGCGCCGTGACAAGCGAGTGGTACTGCGAGCCTTCGTAGTTCTCTTCGTACTCAATCTCGACGCACCGCACGTCGGCGTACTCGGGATGAGCGCTGCCGATGTCAAGCGACAGTGCGGCGGCGACTTGGTTCGCCGTCGTCGCCTGCCCAGACGCGTCGTGCGTGACGACGAACTGCCGCGTGAGGTCGCGAGACTCGCCGAGGCGGAACTTGTTCGAGCGCGGTAGTTCGCGATGGTGTGCGACGCCCATCAGCCGACTCCTCCACCAATCTGGACGACGGGACCGGCAAACTGTGCCGAGATCGCCACGAGCGTGTCACGTAGTTCGGTGAGCCGCCGCGTCTGGAGCCGCGCCTCGATGAGCGCCGGGTCTTGCTGATTCGCGGCGAGGTTCAAGAACAGCGCCGCGCCTTCGGCGGTGCGGATGTCGTTGCCTTGGATGACGCCCGAGCCGAGCGTGTTGAGCTCGCGGATGCGGGCGACCTGACGCTGGTTCTCGGCTTCGATCGCCTTCGCCCGCTCCTCGGCGAACTTCTTTTGCTCTTCCTCCGACTTCTTCTGCTGCTCGTTCAGAGCTTGCAGGTACTGCTCGCGCTGCTGGGCGATCTGCTGCTCCAACTGCTGCCTGCCGCTGGCAACGTCACGCTCTTTCGCGGCGACTTGGTCAAGCAGCCCGAGACGCTGGATGCCAGCGTTGACCGCGACTTGATCACCAGCGGCCCGAGCCGCCTGCACCTCTTGTTGCACGCGAATGATCTCGCGCTCGAACTCCGCAACTCGCTGTGCCGCCGCGAGACGTTGCTGGTCGCCGCCGAACCGGGCGAGGTTGACCGCTTGATCGACTGCGTCGTTGACTCGCTTGCGCTCGTCCGCGACCGCCTTGACGTTCGCGATCTCCTGCTCGAAGAGCTGCTGCTGCCGTGCGACCTCGGCCTCAAACGCCTCGCGGTTGAGGATGCCGTCGCGGGCCTGCTCTTGGGCGGCGGCGATGCCATCTTGGAGTCGTGCGGCGGCTGCGTTGCCAGCCTCGCCAAACTGTGCGGCCTGCTCGGCGAGACGGTTGAAGTTGCCGCCCACGGCCTCGAAAGCCTTCTCGAAGCCGCCCTCGAACCCTTGGGCTGCGGCTTGCAGTTGCTCGTCGAGTTGACCCTGCAGCGCCCGCAGTTCATCGAGCCGCCCCTGTGCGGCACCGCTGTCGCCTGTGCCGGTCTCGGCGATCTCCTGCTGGACGCGGGCGATCTCGCGCTCCACGGCCGACAGGTCGTCGATGATTTTCTGTGTTGCATCGGTTGTCTTGAGCAGCGACTCGATTCGCTTGGCGTCGGCGTCAGCCTGCTCGCGAGCAGCCGTCACCGCCTCGGTACGCAGGGCGAGCTCCTGCTGAATCGCCGCGTTGACGCCCCCTTGCAGTTCGTTGATGCGAGCGATCTCGTCTGCCGTGAGCTCGCCGTCCTCTTGCGCCGCAGCAACGGCCGCCTCGAACTCACGCATCAAGCCTGTCACCCGGCTGGACTCATCAACGATGCCGTTGAAAAACTCGTCGAATGCCTCGCGTGTCTTGTCGATGTTCGTGTTGACCTTGAACTCTGGAGAGCGAGCTTGCTCGATCCGGCTCCTCATGCCCTCGATAAACTGCTCGGCCGGGCCTGCCGCCGCAGCGTCGCCGTCGGTTCCATTGAGCAACCGATCGGTGGCGTCGCCGACACTAGACGCTGCGTCGATCAGTTCCTGCGCGTTCTGATCGAGTGCCGCCTGGCTCGCTGCAACCAAGTCACGCCCGAACGCTTCGAGGTCCGAGTTGAGATACGATCCAATCGCTTCGAGCGCCTTGCCAAGAGCAAGGGCGAGAGAGTTGCCCGCAATCTCGAACGCATTGAACGCCGCGCGCAGTCCTTCGTAGACAATCGTGAACACTTCGCCGGTCGCCTGAAAAACAGCAGCGGCATCGACGAGCACCGTGGACAGGTCGCCGAACTGCGACACGAACGAGTCAAACACGCCCGCGAGGAACTCGGCACCGTTGAGCAGCGTGTCGGTGATCGCATCGGCGATCGCCGTTCCGCCTTCTCCATTCGCACCAGAGAACGACTCGACAAACGCGAGAAACTCATCGGCGATCGCGGTGACGACTGGCGCGAGATTTCCTGTCACCTGACCGATGATGCCTTCGACGGTCGCACTCACGAGGTCGAAAGCGTCATTCATCTCGGCGATGTTGGCGACTTGGTCCTCGCTCACGATGATCCCGAGACGCTCGGCTCTCGCCGTGAGCTCCTCGACGCTTGCAGCGCCCTCCTTGAACAGCGGGACGAGAGCGGCACCCTGCTTGCCGAAGATTTCAACCGCAGCGGCGGCACGGTCTGCCGATGTCGGCAACGCACCGATCGCCGCCGAGATCGCCTCAAACTGCTGCTCGGGCCGCAGCCCGCGAATCTCGGCGAGCGAGACGCCTACCGAACGGAGCGTCTTGTCGAACGCACCGCCTGGATCAGCCTTGCCGATCGACACGCCGAGCCGCGTCACCGCCGTGGCGAACTGCTCCGTGTCAACGCCCGAGAGCTTCGCAGCGAGCCCGAGTCCCTGGAGCTTTTGGACCGGCACGTCGATCCGGTTGCTGAGATCGTTTAGCGAATCGAGCGACGTGGACACGCTCGACACGATGCCGCTGATCTGGCTGGTCGCACTACGCACAGCGCCGGACAGCACCTGAAACCCATCGACGATTGCACGCCCGATCTGGAGCCGGGAGATGGCTGTGAGTTGACGCGAGATGCCTTCGAGTTGCGTGCTCGTGCCCTTGGCTGACTGCGATGTGCGGTCGAGGTCCGCTCTGGCGACCTGCATCGCGCGGTTGAACGTGTCCTGCGAGATCCTTCCCGCAGCCACCTGCTCTCGTAGTTCTGCAACCGCACGCTCATACTTCTGGAGCGGAGTTATGTTTTGCTCAGTGATCTGAGCGGCGCGACGCAGCGCTGTCGCCTCCTCGGTCGCGGCGTTGCGAACGTCCTCGAATGACTTGGCGAACTGCTCGGCGGAAATCGTTCCGGCTCGCCTTGCAGCCGTGAGGTCTTGCAGTGCCTTCGCCGTAGAGTCCTGCGCCTTGGCGGCGGCCTCGCTTGTGGAGGCGAACTCTTCGAAAATCTTCGTGACCTTGTCGGCTTCCTTGCCGAGAGTTTGCAGCGCACGCTCGACCGGATCGAGCTTCAGTTGCGTCGAGTCCGCACTGATCTTGAGGGCAAGCCCGAGGATGTTTGCCATGGTTCAGTCCACAATCCCCATGTCACGCCGTAGCCGAAGGATCGCCTCGCGGTCCTGCGACTCGTGCTGCGGTGGCCGAGCCTTCGGAATGAAATCCTCTGCGGTCGGCGGCTTGCCTCTTTTCGGATCGGTGTACGGTGCCATGGCGATCGAGGCGAGCAGTCCTGTCTGGAGCCACGGGTCGGACAGCGGAACGAAGTACCTCGTGTATGCCATCCACTCGCTCAACTCCCGCGAATCCATCCGCTCGCACAACTCGCGAACGGTCATTCGCAGATGCCCCGCCAGCGCGAAGAGGAACCTCCGCGATGGCGAGGCGTTCAGTTTTTTGCGAGCTGCTCGACATCGGCCTCCGTCATGTTGTTGTGCTTGAGGGCCGAGTCGAAGAGGCGACCGACGACCGCGCCGCTGCGGCTTGCCAGCGCGACGACCTGGGTGCGGGTGAAGAGCAATTCGCCCTTCTCATTGCAGAGGCAGCGGGCGAGGTACTCGGAGCGGAAGTTCTCGATGCCGGAATCTTTCTTCCCGATCCACAACCGCTCATATGAGTCACGCTCTCCGACGCTCATCACGCGGATGTACACGTCGCCGCCCCACTCGGGCACGGTGATCGGCCCCATGAGCCCTGCGTCGTTCGATGCGAGAATCTGCTCTGCCGTCAGTGTCGCCATGTGTCACTCACCTCACGATGGATACGTAGCGGTCACGCCGACCGTATCCATGACTTTGAACCGGTGGTCAAATTGCCAGACGCCGTTGAGCTCGCCACGGACCTCGGCACCGAGGTAGACGCAGTCCGCATCGAACACTGTGAACGTGCTCGAAGTGGCGGTGCCTTGGTCGTCCTGCGCCGTCACGGTGAGACGAGCCCGCACGCCGTACTGGCTCTCAGGCACCGCCGTGCGGGTGAACGCAGGCAGCGTGACCTCGCCCAGGTCGAGGGTCCACCGGGCCGTGCGAGCGGCAGGCATATCACGGACGAGATCGAGCGTGACGCTACTGACCTGCTGGACGGCGGTGCCGCCCCACGTGACAGCAACTCCCGAGACTCGCGTAGCCATGACGGACCTCCGTCACGGTCAGCGAGCCACGGTGATCGTCGCCTGACCACGGATCGCGTCGTTCGTCGCGAGCGTCAGCGTGCTCGACGACACGGTGGCGGCCTTGCCGTTGATCAGCGTAGTGCCGCCGGTCGTGATCGTGATCGTGCCCGTCGCCGCGTCGAGGATGATGGTTTTCCCGAGGTAGTCGAACGTGACCGAGCGACCCGTGCCGCCGTCGTCGGCAGGGATCACGAGCGGACGGCTCAGCGTCGCGAGCGTCTCGCCGGTCGTCTGGCCGAGATGCCCCACGTCCACGGTCGCCTCGGCGGCGGCACCGGGGTTCGTGTTCGAGATCACGATGTTCGTCACCGTGTAGACGGTGCCGAAGAGGTTCAACACCGTTCCGGCACCGTCATGAGGCGTCGAGGGATCGGGCATCGTCAAGTCTCCTGCCAGAGGATCGTGTACGTTTGCGTCACCGAAAACACCGGAGGCAGGTCGCCACCTGCCAACTGCACGAACCCGTCCTGCTCGTTCTGGAGCGCGACGTGCCGCACTGATACTGAGGATGCCACGGCGGTCCCCCACCCATCCAGTTTCGACCGGCAGGCGTCGGCCAGTTCCCGCACCGCCTCATAGGTCTCGGCGTAGAGCTCCAGAGCGAGCGTCACGACCGGCAGCCCGCCACGGGTATTGCCCAGCGTCATCTCGCGGGTGACCGCCTGACGCCGCCACGTCGCCAGCGGGAGAGCCGCCGAGGCGGGGGCGAGGACCGGGTAGATGCGGGTGCCGAGGATCGCGGCCACCGTCGCGTCAGCGAGCAGGGCGTCGGCGACGGCTTTTTCGGGTGACTTGAATGCCATCACAGGTTCCCCGTGGCCGAGCGGGTCAGCGTGCTCAGGGCACGCTCCAGCGAGATCCGCAACTCACGCTGGAGGATCTCGGCGACCGTGGTCGAGGTCTGATCCCACGTCGTTTTCAGCGGCGGTTGTCCCGACCTTCCGCCAGCCCGCATCCCCTTGATCGTGATCGGCGTAGCGGATCGCTTGAAGAACGCTTGCGGCGATGCCGGGTCGGTCTGCACTTCCTGCTTGCCGCCGCCTCTCCGTGGACGCTGCGTCGGCTTCAACCTGAAAGGACCGAGCTTGTTGAAGCTCGAAGCGTAGTAGGCGTTCTGCCCGCTGACATCGTGGGCCTTGACGGTCGTGACGCTGCCGCTGCGGTTACGCCTGACGTGCGACTTTCGGACGTACGCTGTGTTCGAGAGTTTGCTGATCGTGCTGTCGTCGGTGCCTTCTTCAAGCCAGTACTGGTGGTAGGCAAGATCCTTGCCTCGACGCCTCTTGCCGCCTTGCGCAGACTGCGACTTCTCCCTGTCGGCACGGGTGTAGCCGAGCAGTCCGGCGGCGTTGCCGTCACGCCTGTATGGCACGACTTTGATCGTCGCAGCCCGAAACAGGTTTCCCGTTGGGCCGACCGGCGTATTCGCCTTGAGCCGCTCCAGCGCAGGAGCCAAAGCCTTCTTCATCGCGTCCTCGATGATCTTCGCCTTTTGTTCTGGCTTGAAGATCGTGCTGAGATCTTTCTGGAGCTCTTCCAGCCCGGCGATCTCTGCCGTGATCGTGATTCCTGCGGTCGCCATCAGTCGATCGCCTCCACGCACAGGAGCTCGTGCTCGGTGCGGTTGTTGTGTTCGAGCAGGCTCGTGATCTCCAGAATCCGACCAAGCCACGAAAGCCGATGCCGCTGTGTCAGCCCGGTCACGTATCGCATCCGCACGCGGTGCGTCACCTCGGTCTGCTGTTGACCAGACTGAAGCACCTCGCGGCCTGACAGCCCGTCCACGCTCGCCCACACTTCGGCGAACGTGCCCCACGTCTGCACGACCTCGCCGATCGAGTTGCGAGCCTCGGTCGCACTCTGAATCGTGACTCGCTCGCGGAGCCGACCCGGATCAATCGCCATACATCACCAGCGTGTAGGACGACGTGCCAGCGGTTGCGTCCACGCTCACCTGGAGCGAAGTCTCGGTCGCACCGACCTCGGAGACGGCCCCCTGTTCGGCACGCGACATCACGAGCGGCTTGCCCGTGGCACCGCCGACGCACTTCACGAGCGTTGCGCCGGTCGCCGAGAACACGATCCGAGAGACCGACGAGAACGATACGGCAGAGCCCGACGCCGCCGTGTACCCAGGCGAGGCGAGCGTGATCGTCACGGCTGACGTGCCGCACGTACCAGAGACGACGGCGACCTTGCCAGACGTGTACTCGTTCGAGGTCTGGAGCGCCACGACCTTCGTCGAGGACACGCCCGTGGACGACGCCGTGTCGGTGAACTGCGAATCGACGATGATGCGTCCGGTCACGTGTAGCTCCCCCACTTCACGCTGTCGAGCAACGCCTTCACGCCGAACGGCATCTCGGAGAGCGACACGGAGTCGGCCGCCATGCGTCGCTCATACCACTGCCCGACGAGCATGAGGATTGCCGCCTTGACGCGGGGCGAGACCTTACTGCCGTCGTCGCCACGCCCGCCCCACCACGTGACCGTGACGCTGCCGTAGTCGAGCAGGTGGCTCGGCCACGATCCGCCGTAGAGCGTCCGCAGCGTGCCGGGCTTCGCGTCCCGATCGACGCGGTACTCGGTCGTCGAGAGCGTCGCCGTGTTGCCCGCCTCGCTCGCGGTGTAGACGATCGACACCGCCGTGCGTCCGGTGGTCTGGCTCATCGGCGGGCGTGGCAACTCGATCACCGCCGGAAACGCATCGAGCCGCATCACGTACTGCGTGTCCACGAGCGTCTCGTCCATGTAGACCTCGCAATACTCGCGAGCCGCCGAGATGAGCGCAGCGATGTAGGCGTCGTCGGTGTTGTGATCGACGCGGATGTGAGCCTTGGCGTCGGCGACGCTCACCGGCTCGACGACCGGCTGCGTGGCGACCTTGAGCGACCGATACCGCTTGCCGTCATTCATGGCGTCGCCCCCTGCGTCGTGGCGTCACGTCTGCTCGCTCCGCGACCGGTTCCACTGCTGCCGTCTCGATCAGCGATTGCTGCGTCTCCCGTTTCGCGTAGCCCCACGCGCAGAGCCTCGCGGCGAAGGACTCGTCCACCTCGACGAGCTCGCCCGCCTTGTAGGCACCGTAGGCGCGATTCATCCGCACTCTGATTGTCGTCACTCGCCGACCCTCCATGCAGTTTCGGGCGGCTTCTTTGTTCGCTGCCACGCGGTCGTATGCTGGAACACCGGCCCCGTGAAATCCCGGCTCGGCCACGAGATGACGTATTCGCCGTGACCGATCACGACGCGGGGCGTGATGAAGAGGCGGTTGCCCGACTTCTTGAACTGCGACCAGAACCACAGATCATCATCGACCCGCCCGTCGCCCCAGCCGCCCTCGGCGTCGGGCTTGCTGTGAAACCACGGCTTCAGCGTTCGCCTGAGCGCCCTGGTGCTGATGATCGTGCAACCGAAGTGCGCCGTATCCACCTGCTGCACAGGCTCGGCAAACCATGACAGCGGGAGTTCGGTTTTGCCGTCGGCTGGCGGGTCGTCCATCGTGTCAAGAAGCGTGAGCATCGGACGCCCGTCCTCGCGCTTCGCCTGGATCGGGGCGAGCGCGTCGCACTGGCAGGTCATGGCGATCGCGAAGAGACGCTCGATGTCTGAGCGGGTCACGAACGTGTCGTAGTCGAGCGTGATGATGTACTCGGTCGTCGGGGCGAACTCTTCGAGCATCCGGGTGAGCACCTGTGCCCAGAACGCTCCCTGCCCTAGCGTCGGGCGGATGTGCAGCGGCATGAGGCTTTCGATGAACGCGAACACGTTCGTGAGCGGTCCGAAACGTGGAGCCGACAGCACCGCCTCGGCACGAACCTCGACCGACGTATCGCCGACCTGCACGATCACGCGTCACCCTCCAAAGCGAAACGGCGGGCAGCTCGTCGCCACCCGCCGCTCACTGTGTCGGTCGTGTCAAGTCGATCAGCCGCTGACCGTGGCGTTGACGCCCTTCGCGGAGGCGCTGACCGGGCCATCGACGCCCTTGCCGAGCCGGGCGACCGTGTAGACGGTGCCGGTCGTGTAGGGAGTGGCGGTGACCTTGAGGTAGCGCTTCTTGCCACGGCAGTCCACGTCCATCCGCACGACCACGTCACCAGCGGTGGCGGTCGGCGTCGGGATCGTGAATCCGCCGGTGCCGCCACCGACGAACGCCGTCACGTCGGAGTAGGACGAGTTGTCGTCCGACTCGGACAGCTTCAGCACCGTGAAGGACGCCTGCGAGGTAAAGCCCGCGTTCGCCCACGGCTCCTGCCCCACGTCGAGCGACACGTACTCGTAGCCGAGACGGTCGATCACCAGCGTGTGGGTCTGCGCCGCAGTCAGGTTCTCGGTGTGACCGACGACGCTCTTCGTCGCTTCGAGATGGTTCACTGTCTAGATCTCCTCGGAGGGTTGAGAGTCAGTCAGTCGGATCAGCCGAACTTGAGAGCCACGACGGGACCGGCCTTCGTGGTCGATCCCACGTCAGACACGACGATCGCGTTGCGAGTCGAAGCGAACGTGAGGGTCTGGTCATACTCCATCCAGCGGTCCGCAGACGTGCGGATCTGGATCGCCCGACGCTCGCCGTAGACGGCGGCCTGCGAGAGGTCGCCGAAGAGGCACGCCACCTCGCCGCTCGAATCATCGAGCGAGGAGTGCATGCTTGAGACCAGCGTGACGGGGTATCCGAGGAACCGCTCGCCGAACCCGGCGGCCACGTCGCTGGACGAGTTTCCGCCAGGGCCGCTCGCACCACCGGGGAGCATCGCGAGCCGAAGCATCGCCGAGCCCCAGCCAGCGGGACTGATGAAGAAACGGGCCGACCTACGCGCGTACGTCGGGAGCTTGGCGACCATGTCGGTGAAGTTCTTCATCGTCAGTTCACCGTAGGTGTCCTCGGTGCCAGCGGTCGTGCTGACGACCGACGCCGAGTGAGCAGCCTTGACGATTTTCTTCGTGATGCCCTCGACACCGTGGTAGGTCGAGGTTCCATCACCGACGAAGCCCGCGTTGTCCACCGCCTCGGCGAACGCCTGGGCGATCTCGACCGCCATGAGGTCGGCGAGGTCGATGACCGAGTCTTCGAGCAGCGAGTTCGGGGTGCGATTTGCGACGCCCCAAATCTTCGCATTGAGCTCGACGTTGTCGAACGTCACGTCGGAGGTCAGCACCTCGGCGTTCTCGCCGACCGGACGGGCGGCGAGCCCACCGGTGCGACGAGCGATCACGAGGGTGTCGCTGTTCATCGGGATGCGACGAGCGAACTGCGGATAGACACCGTACTCCTCGACGAGCCGGATGATCTCGTTGCTGAGCTCGGGGCTGGTCAGGACGCCGCCGAGCGAGTTGACGCCGCCCGCCTGGGCGCGGCTCTCGACGCCGTGATCGACGCACCACCGACGGGCCTCGGCGTCGCCGAACACGTAGCCACGCAGGTGCATACCAGCGCGGTACGCCGACTCGGCGCTACGGAACGCCTTGAGCGGTCCGTGCGACACGGGGATCGCGGGGACGGTTCGCTTCTCCACGGGGCTCTCCTCGGTGACGGCAGCCTTCTCGACCGCCTTGGCAGGGGCACCACGCTCCAGAACGGCACGCAGTTCGAGCTCCTTCGCCTGCACGCGCTGCAGGAACTCGATCTGCTCGCGGAGCTTGTCGGCACGGGTTTCGAGCGAGCGGAGCGAAGCCTCCTGCTCCTCGGTCATCGGCTCAGCGCCGTCCTCAGCCGGGGTCTCGCTCATCGCTTCCATCTCGGCGACGACAGCGGCGAGTTCGTCGAGCAGTGCCTTGATCTTGTCCACGAGCGTGACTCCTTGGTCGGGATGCGGCGGCGCTCACGCCACCTATCCACGAACCTACGGAGCCAGACCGGCACCCATCCAGTCACGACGGGGCGTTAGTAAACAACTTTCGCCGCCTGACCTCGACAGCCAGGAGCGTCTGCTTGTCGGTCGCACCGCACCTCGGACAGCGCAGATACCGCGTCTGGTAGTCGCCAGACCGCTGACTCGACGCGATCACGTACACACCGGCCCGGCACTTCGGGCACGAGTCGCCACTAGCGGCCATGCTGCGTCAGGTACTCGCGGAGTTCTCGGGCACGGGCCGCCGCAGCCATGCGACGATGAGCCTCGGCGTCACGCTGACGGCGGAACGCATCGTAGGACCGCTGGGCAACTTTCACGTCTGCGTCGGGGTATGCCGGGAACGTGACCGGCCCGACATCGAGCAGCGAGTCGATCCGCTGGATCGTCCTGACGCTACGGCCGTCCTCGACGCTCCAGGCGTCACCGCCGCTTGGGACTGTGAAACTAAAAGAACTTCCCTTGACAATGGACGCACGGATATTGCTCGCGATGTCCCGGCCGTAGGAAGTGTCAGGCACCGGGAACTCATATCGCAGCCCGATCTCGTCCACGCTCATCGACAACGTGCCGGGATACCTCGCGAGCGGGTAGTTCGCGTCGTGATTCCAGAGGGCGCGAGTCTCCAGCGGCTTCCGACGCCCGCGACGCTCGGCGACGATGCCGAACGCACCTGGGTCGATCCGCTCGATGAACGAGCCTTCGAGCTCCAGCGAGAGCACACCGAACTTCGCCGCGTAGCCGACGATGTACTCGCGCTCGCTGCCGTCGTCCTCGCTGCGGCTCTCGACCGCGAGCAGCGGCACCGCCGACTCGACTTCGTCAATCGCCAGACTGCGTCGCTCGATGTTCATCGTGTGGCTCCTGTCGTTCTCGTCCGCTGCCTCGATCTGCCGCGTCAACTTGCTCGCCCATGCCTGCCCCGGATCGCCGCCCCAGAGAGCCCATGCGATCCGGCCCGCGCTCGGGAATCCGTCCTGCCCCGGACTCCATCCCTCGCCCTGCTTGTCCACCTCGTGCCGGGCGAAATAGCTCGCCATCCGCTTCGCAGTGTCCGGTGAGATGTTCGTGCCGTTCGATAGGTCGCGTGCTCGGGCAACGCCGACTGCCGTGCCGCCTCGGCCGTACTCGCCGCGCCATGCCAGCCCTCGGGCCGCCTCCTCCCGCACGCCCGACGGCGGCGAGAAGTCGATGTGGTCGTACCTAGCCACGTCGTCGCCTCCGTGGCTTCGCCCGTGGCTCCTCCGCAGGCGGCGGCTCGGGCAGCGGGTCGATCTTCGTGAGCGTGCTCACCTTGTGCCCGACCTGTGTCTCGGTCGGCCGCCAGCCGCCGCTGACCTCTTCGTACACCGTGATGAGCGCCGCCGGGTCTTCCTCGCTCGCCTCAATCGTGAAGTCGGTGCCCGGCACGTCGAGCCGCCCGTAGTCCATCACGTGGTCGATGCGCCCGCGAGCTCGCCCGCCAGACGAGCCCCACGAGACGTAGTCTCCCTCGGCGACCGTGCCGGGCTCGGCACGCTCTTCGAGCGACCTCGCGGGGGCGTCTTCGACGACCGGCACCGGCTGCGGCTGCGCATCCGCTGCTGGCGCAGGCTGACGCTCGACCACCCCTGCGAGGATCGCGTCGATCTGTGCGGGCGGGATGCTCGGGAATGACGCAGCGATCATTGCCGCAGCGCCCTCGCGGGTGACGAGACCATCGGAGATCGCCTGCACGATCGCGATGAGCCCGGTGATCTGGGCACCGTTGAGCGATACCTCGGCGACCTGGGGCGTGGCGTCCTCGACGACCACCTCTTCCACGACTGGAGTGGGTTCGCCTTCGGCAGCGGCCACGCCGCCCTCGACCGCCTGACCGTCGATGCCGCTGCCTTCTTGCTGCTGGGCGAGCACGTCATCGACCGAAGGCGGGGCACCGAGCGTGCCCATGTTCAGCGGGCGATACCGCTCGTCGCCACCATCGACCGGGTTGCGGTTCTCTAGTTCGAGGATGTCGTTCGTCGAGAGCGCTCCGATGTCCCACATCGCCCGGTAGTACGCCGAGCGGCTCGCGGCGTCGCCACGCATGAGCCCGCGAACGTCGAACTCGACGAAGTAGCGGTCGTCGTCGCTGATGAGGTCGCGCTGAAACGCCGACTCGAAGCGACGCAGCCACGGGAGGATCGTGTGCTGCACGTAGTCGAGACCGGCGTGCTCCACCGAGCCGGGACTCGTCTCGGCACCGAGCAGGTGGAGAGGCACGCGAAACAACCGGGCGATCTCAGCCAACTGCCACTTCCTGGCCTCGATGAACTGCGAATCGTGCATCGACGCCTGCGGGATCTCGATCGGCTTGAGACCGCCGACGAGCACCGCCGTGCGGTTGCTGTTATTGACGCCGCCGTGCATCCGCTCCCAGTTGGCACGCAGCGACTCGCGGGCCTCGGCGTTGAGCTCGCCATCCGTGCTGAGCACAAAGCCCGGCCTCGCTCCGTTGCCGAAGAATCGGGCACCGTGGAGCTCGCACGCCCGAGCCAGCGCGATCGCGTCCTTGCAACTCTCGACGACGCTCATGCCATGAACGCCGTCGTCGCTCGGCCCACGCATGTGCAGGATCGCGTCCTGCGAGTACACCGTCTCGCGGCCGTTCTCCTCGCGGTACTTGTAGCGGAGCCGCCCGTTCTCGATCCGCTCCACCGTCATGCGAGACGGGTGCAGTGGAATGAGTTGATCGACCGCACCGGACGCTCCCGAGCGGATCTCGCTGAAAGCGTCGCCCCAGAGCCCAACGTGGAAAACCGCCTGCTCGCGCCACTCGAAGCTCGTCTGCCATTCGTTCGGCTGCTGGTGAAGGCGGCGGTACAGTGGCAACTCGACGGCACGGCGAGTCCCGCGAGTCATCCGTTCGAGCACGTGGAGCGGCAGGCTCGCGACGGTCTCCGACAGGATTCGCAGGCACGCGAACACCGCCGACACTTGCAGGGCGTTGCTCGCGTCGATGCGGATTCCGGCGGCCGAGCGGGACGAGTACTCCTCGTCCCACATCCGCTCCTCACCGGGCAGCCAGAGAATTCGATGCTGTGCGATCATCAGACGAAAAAGATCTCAGGGTTGCCCGAGGGCTTTTGCTCCTGCTCGGATCGCATCCACGAGCCGATGCCCTGGCAGAGGGCGACGATGCCGTCGATACGCTCCGTGCTGGCGGTCTTGCTCGGGTAGATGTTGCCGTGCCGGTCCTCGTGAACAGCGACGTTGCCTGCACACCACGTGAGCACCGGATGCCCGCCGTGCCGCACCATGCCGTTGAGCACGAGGTTCTCCAGCGTCTTGGCGGGAGCCGACATTCCGGGGCCGCCTTGCGGATATCCTCGCACGTCCAGCCCGTCCCCTTGCAGTAGGTTTGCCAGCATCTGAGCGTTGAACTTCATATCGACCGCCAACTGACGCACCCGGTAGCGGTCGCAGATCGCCTTGATGTCGGTGTGCAGGCGGGTGTAGTCGGTGACGTTGCCGTCGGTCACCCGGATCTGCCCGTCCCGAATCCACCCGAGGTAGTCCACCTTGTCACGCTGAGCCCGCTCTACGGCGTTGGCTTCTGGAATCCAGAAGAACGGCAACACGTCGATCGTGTTGTCCTCGGGATCGGGGCAGACGAGCACCAGGGCCGAGAGGTCATACGTGCTCGCGAGATCGAGCCCGGCGTAGACGGGACGGTCGCCGAAGTCACGCAGCGG